ACAAATAACACTAAGAATCTACGTGCTGAATTGTAGTCCTGTACATCAACATGATCTCTGAACTGATCGTATTCATTATTTTGATACATCTTAATACGATGCTCTTCAAATGCATACTCAACAGGAAAGTCCTGAGCAACACCGCAATCTTTCATATAAAGATCTACAGCATCCATCAGGACATTGGTTAATTTCTTTTGTACTGGAGTCCATTTAGGATCCTTAGCAAGATATCTCTGAGAGACATTCAACTCATTAAAAGATGGTCTCTGTTCTCTATCAGTATAGGTGAACTCTGATGAATTAAATGCTTCAATAGTTTCATTGCAAAAACTTTGATCAAATAATCCATCGTAACATTTAATATAGTCTTTGAGTTCAGTTGCCATAACTGAACTCCTTCTTTGCACACTCATCAAGTGCTTGCATTATTTCTGGGGTGAAATACTGTTCAGGAGTTTCCAAAATTGCCTTCGGATAAACCTTCTTCTCCCCCATTTCATAGCGATTCCCTGCCTTCTTAAATACTTCGTACTTTTCACCCAGTTCAAGTAATCCGTAATAGGAGTCCAGGCCACGTTCGTCATAGAATAACCTCGTTTCTACTTGGGAGTTTTCTTTTGCGAGTCTCGATTTAGCACTCTTAGCTTTGATAATGTTTCCAACAACTTCTTGCGAATCCTTTTCCTTTTTTTTGCTAAGATAGATGATTGTACTCGCGGCATATTTGAGGCCACTACCGCCTCCCATTTCTTTAGTTGGGATATAACTGCCGACCACATCGTAGGTATGATTTGTAACTAATAGAGGGACATTTGCCTTACCCAGTTTAAGAGTAAGGACTCTAAATATTGACTTAACTATTTGAGCACGAGTCATGTCACGTGTCTCTTTACCTGCCTCAGCATCTTCTACCTCTTTAGTAGTAGATAACATGCCAAGAGAATCAAGAACAAACATCAACGGTTTACGTGACTTTGGATCCTGACTCAGGTATTTATCTAAGATTCTTATCGATTGTGTTCTAAACTCTTGCACCGTTGTAATTGGTACAATCATCATACGATTGGCATCTATATTTCTAGACTCAATCATCTGCTTACTTATAGCAGATTCTGATTCAAAATATATGACACCAGCATCGGGATTAGACTCAAGGAAATGCTGGACAACGCCAAGACAAAAATAAGTCTTGCCAGTACTTGACTCTCCAGCGAGAGCAGTGATTTTATTTCCTGGGATTCCCCCGAATATTGACCCAGATACAAGAGCATTAAAAATATAGCTACCAGTGTCGATAAAGCCGCTTGTATCACCAGCTGCCACTCCATCTGAGACCAAGCTAGCATATTCATTATCAATCTCCTTAACGATGTCTTTTAAGAAACTCATGGTGACTTCTTATATAATTTAGTAATGTAATTGGTTCGCTTCATGGCTCTTTCAAACCATTCTGCTTCGAGGATATCAAAGAATTCTTTCTCCTCTGGCATAGCACCAGCACCAAAAGCTTTCTTGTATTCGACTATGTAAGTGGTCATCCAAATAAAAATTCAAGGTTAGCAACTTTTTCTGACTTCCATCCAATCTTATCTAATATGACCTTTATAGGATCTAAGAAACTCTTCTCAAATTGTAGGTCATAGTCTACTGATTTGTCAAGCCCAAGTTCACGAGGGAACGTATTCAAATAACTGATCACGTTCTCACCTATTTTATTTGGGGTCTTTAAATACACAAACTTAATCTTTTCTCCATCTTGTATAAGAGGATACTTGTGCGTTAGTTTGTTCTTCTTGTTGTAATGGTTATACAGCAAGGCACCACGCACATGTATGGGTGTACTTTTACTGTAGATAGCAGATGGATTCGCCCACTTATTTATCCCATTACATCCTCTGGGAAATGATATGTCTTCAACAGGTAACTCTGAGAAATTATCTCTAAAATCTTTGATGAATCTCTGTGCTGATGCTTCATCCTCATTCATAATAACATTCAGACATTCCTTAATCTTATTTCTACATGCACTTGGAGTAGAAGATTTAACTGCCTCCAAACCCATGATCTTAAGTTTAGGTTTCTCATACCTAACACCCTCACTGTCCCATACATTAAGGATGTAACGTTTCTTGGCAGTCCATATACCTTTGTTGGCAATGTTCTCCCTCTTCATTATCATTTTTTGGTCATAAGCGTTGACATAGGTGGCCAATTCTTGGTAAGAACTCTCAATATACTTTTCAAATTCCAGATCACAGACCTTATTAAGGAACGACACAACGCTCTTATCAGTTTTCTCTCTCCCCTTGTATACAGTCTCAACCAGAGGACCCAAGTTGAGGTAGATACTATCAGTATCACTAGCAATAACATAATCTTCCTCCTCAGTTTTAAGTATCTTATTCAGATACTGATTCATTTTATTTTCTATCCATCGGATGCTAACTTGACCCGATAGAGTAATCGCCTCAGCGTTAGATAAGTTGTAATATCTAAAGTACTGATTTCCAATGGCACCATAAGCTGAGTTAAGCTGGATCTTTCGAGCCATTTGGATGTTATTGAATTTACTAATATCTCTTTGTAGTTTCGGAGTCGGGTTAACTTCATAATCCCTCTTCGCTTGAAGCATTTTCTTTTTATAAATCGTTCGCTCATTGTAAATCTTCTCCATCATTTCAGGTAAGAATCCCCTTATGTCCTTGCGGTATTGTGCTCCATTGGCACACACTGCAAAATCTCCATCGATTCTGACTGTTCTATTGAGCAATCCATCAACGGTGGCACTGGGATGTCTTGTTCCAAGTAAGGTTTCGGGACTGATGTTGTACTGCATGATGAGATGAGGGTACAGACTGTTAAGGTCAAAACTGACAACCCAATCATATTTGCCTGGTATAGGTTCCTTGACATAAGCACCTGCATATTTCTCATCTTTCTTTGCTCCTTTCTTAGCGGGTACAACAACACTACGATCTGTAAGATAGTTATATATCATCGTATCCCACATACGTACTTGACTATACACATCTTCAAAGTTTGCCTTAGCATCATAAGACATGGTGATAGCAAGTTCTAACAACTTCATCTTATCTTCCAGTCTGTCAATCAACTCAACGTCTTGGATGTTGTACTCAATAAACTTCTGCCAATCTCTTGTATAGAAATCTTTAAAATTCTCATACTCACTGTGATCTAACTTCCGTTGACCCAACTCAACAAAGGCGATATGATCGAGTCTATATGACTCTTGGTTACTATAAGTAAACTTACGGTAAAGATCAAGATAGTCGAGAATGTTGATCCCACTAAGATCATAAGCATAATTTTTACGTCCTTGGACATATACTTCCCTCTCATTTGCTCTGTTCCAAGGTGACAGTGATCTCATCCACTTACTACCAAGGACTCTGTTTACACGACGGGCAATGTAAGGTACATCATACAAATTAACATTCCATCCTGTCAATATATCTGGTGTATTTAATGTCCACCACTCCAAGAAATGACAAAGCATTTCTTTCTCACTCCAAAAAATATTTGCTTCTATACCATCAGGTACATCAAACTCTCTTACTGCCCAAACAAAAAACTTTTTAGTTACAAGATCCTTAACTGTAATAGATAGCATCTCTTCTGCTGCTTCTTCTACAGAAGGGAATCCATTATCACACTGAACCTCAATGTCCAATGCAAAGATCTTCATCTGATTGATATTATAATCTATCTCACCAGGAAACTCACGTCTTATATACTGATATACAAAACGCTCATAACCAAAAACTTCAAATCCTTCTACACCATCATACTGTTTAATGAATTCTCTGGCACTCCTTGCCGTCATGAACTCTATAGGTTTTACAGGTCTACCATCTAATGTATGGAATTCCTCTTCCTTATTAGATGGAACATATAACGTAGGTGAAAACTGTCCACGAAACTGGACAGGTTTACCATCCTCATACCCTCTATACAGGATAGTGTCCCCTGCTAACTGGATGTTCGTATAGAACTGACTCATTTAATATCGTTGTAGAGCTTAGCTACTTCGGGACTTGGATCCAGTATACTCAAAACAACGTCAGATGTCAAGAACATGTCACGTTGGGAACTATGCTTTGGAAATGGTGTGAGTCCCTCATCAGTGACCTCATAACATCCTTCCATAAGGATACTAGGTTCCTCATCAAGTTCTGTCACTGCTCCAACCAGATACTCAGGTCGTTGCTTCAACAGGATTATCTTGATCTGCTGCTGAAGCATTGAATCCTCCATCGGTTCCAATGGTGCTTCCTGCGGTGTCTGTACTATTTCCTCTTCCATTAGTTGCTCCTACTAGTTCGTTATACTTTTTGATAATTTCTTCATAAGTTTCATATGCTGTCACGACCTCATCAAGTTTCAACATGATTGTATCCTTTAATGAGAGAGGTGCCCAAGGTCTAAAACTTATCTCTGGATCACTGACCTTTTGGATATCATCATCCTCAAGACCTTCTTCCATGACATAAACATTATAAGGGTTACGTAATTGAAATGCTATGGGTTTCTCAGGTTCTTCCTTAGTTGTCACCTCATAGAGATCAGCAATTACATCCTCACCGTTTCGCATTCTTACGATTCTTACGCTCATAATCTCTCCGTTGTATTTCGTTAATGGACTCTTTAATAATGTCCTTTAGAATCCTTGATTCATGGACATTCTTTTCCTCTGCAATAGGACGGACATATCGTAGCAGTTCTTCAGTATAACCCGAAGGTACGTCAAGTGTCAAGAGGTCACTATCACCATTATAGTTGTTTGATTTCAGATTCAAATAAACATTCATTATAATCTCCAAATAAAAAGAGACCCTCAGGTCTCTTCTGTTGTTTATTATATATGCTACTTTGATATTCGCTCTACAGCAGCACGAGACTTCTCAAGGATGTCACCTCTCAGTGGTACATAACCAAGTTTAGATGCCTTCTCTTGATACTCTGTAGAGAGTAACCTTGATAGGGTTGTCGTTATGGCTTCAGTCTTACGACCATTACCAGTCTCATAAGCAAGTACCCATGTAAGCGTAGCAATAGGGTATGCCCCTTCTGCTGTAGGGTTAGGGTCTGTCCCTGCGAGGTTTTCATCAAGTGATATCCCATTGAGTGCCACAGCACCCGACTCAACTGATGGTTTAATAAACTCACCAGATTTATTCTGCAATGCAGCAGCAAAAACTTCACCCTTAATGTAGGACTGATTAACATAACCAATAGCACCTTCAGTATTTCTAATAACACCAGCAACACCAGCATTACCTTTAGAACCAATACCTACTGGCCATGATACTGCCTTACCAACTCCAAGTTTCCATTTCTTAGAGAATTCATTCATGGAGTTTGTAAATGCTGCTGTAGTACCAGATCCATCTGACCTGTATACCCATAGCATTTTCTTATCCTCACATCCGACCTGAGACCAGTTATCGATCTCACCAATAGCAACTTGTACTGCTTGTTCTTGAGATAGTTTTAGATCACAACCAGGCATATTATAACCAAAGGCAATAGTACCTCCAGTCAGAGGTATCTGTACAAGACCTCTATCTACCTTGTCTATATCAACTTGCTTCATAGGGTCATCAGAAGCACCGAAGTCTACTGTCTGATCTATGAATGCCTTTCGACCTGAACCGCTACCAATTGACTGGTAGTTTACTCTGTGTCCATCCTTTTCTTTAGACCAGTCGGCAAACCAACGAGTATAAATTTTAGACGGAAAAGAAGCACCAGCTCCGCTAAGTCTTTGACCTGCGTAGACTGGTGCTGTTAATGCAGCTAATGCTGCTACTGCGATGAGCCTTTTCATTAGGATCCGCTATCGAGTGGCTCTTATATGTAGCGGATTATACTGATGCTGTTAGGTAATCCTTACGTGCATGATGATCTGGAACTATCTTTCCCAGTTCGACTGAGAGGAGTCCATCATCAAAGCTGACCTGTCGTACTTCCGTATCATCAGATAGCGTCCAAGACCTCTTGAATGACCTTTGAGCAAGCCCTTTGTGGACAAACTCTCCATCTGCTTCCTTATCCTCTTTGATGCCTTCGACAAATAGTTTTCCAAACTCCGTGAAGACTTTGACCTCATCTTTCTTAAACCCTGCAAGTGCTATCTCCAATCTTGATTCATGATTATTTAACTGAACCAGGTTAAAGGGTGGGTAATTTGATGATGGTCCTTGACTTCGGAAAAAATCGTCAAAGTAATTATCAAGTCCAATGCTGTTACGTGCTAATTTCTCCATCAACTGTGGTAAATCAGACGCAGTATATCTTTGTAGTCCTGTCATGATGCCTCCTTAAATAAGCTAGGTGTAGTGTGTGTCCCTTAATGGCGACACTACTATTTAACCATATACTTAAGATTTCTGGAAGTGTGATTGTTACTACCTCATTGGACGGTTGTTTCTACCTATATAATTGTAGGTAAAAATGTCTAAAAGCATGAAGAAATTACTTCCTATTATTATGCTATTGATGGCAGCACCTATGTCTGCCCGTGCAGATATGACGCATAGTCTAAGTAGTTCTGTACAGTTACAAACTGATGCTGCTATCACTAGTGTGCATCGTGCTGGTAACGTATACAGTACAACTGGTTCTGGTGTCTCCACTACTATAACACCTTCAGGTGGTAGTGCAGCAAGTGATCTCGGTGGAATATCTGCTGTAAGTACTGCAGGTGTTGCAACGTTTGCACTTCCTGATGTAGCACAAACGACTCAAGGTAATGCATATACATTCACTCAGAATATAACTACTGGTGATAGTATTGTTACTACTGCACCTGATGTAGGTGATGTACTAGCTTATTCTAATCAGACATCCTATGCTGCTGGTGATAAAACTGGTTTGGCTGGTACCATAACTACTGCTGGTGCCATGACTTTAACAGCTGGTGGAGCTGGTAGTTCAGCTACTGGACAATTCGTATCAGAGCTTTCAATACGATAGTGAATCTGTTTTCAAGATTTTTTAAAAATGATGAAGAAGATTCTGAAATATGCTCTTGTTGTGGGATGTGTAAGTGTAGGTGTTGCACCTGCCCTGGCGGTCCCAGTGGTCCCAAACTTCCAACAGGGCTCGATGACGAGCCATACGGAGACTGAAAGTACAGTAACAGAGACAATAAATTCAATTGATTATAGAACAGGATGGGAATACTCAGTAACTGGGGTAGGCATCTCCAACGATGGAGCAGCACTCAACCCCAACGTGAATACATCAACAGTGACAGTAACTCCATCTTCAGCAGGAAATGGTTCAGCTGGAGGAGTGACAATAACAGGAGCAGTGACAAGTTCATTCGACACACTAGACTTCGACAACAATGGAACCTTCACAATAACAACACCAGGAGAGGCATTTCAATTTACCCAACATTATCAAGGGCCTGGTATAACCAACCAGACCGTCATACAAAGAGTGACCGAAGTAAAATCCGTCACAGATACAACAAGCGTCTTTACCCAATAGCACTATGTCTAACTCAACTTGCGATTGCCCCTGCCACACTGGCGGAAGGTGTAGGGGGTGTAAGTGCGACAGCTAATCCAATCGCCAATAGTTCTGGCTCAGTAACCAACCAGGCAATACAAGTATTACAAGGTCCATACGTAACTAACACCTACGGTGGTGGTGTGTCGTGTCAAGGTACGACTCTCAATATGACACCATACATCCAATTTGCTGATAGTAGAAAGGATCCTTGGGAAGATTTTTATAACGAACCGCAATATAATATGTCTGACTTTAGTGGTCGGACTACCAAACAAACAGTTACAGTAAAGAACTATCCTTGGGAGTCATGGTATGACGATAGGACTAAAGCAGATGGCACCAGATGGTTCCCTGATGGAGAAGATATACAAATAGAAATAGACGTAGATGGTCCTGATGGTGTACCTGATTTGGTAGCAGATGGTAGTGAAATGACACCTACATGGCACAAACCAATAAGAACTGATATGAGAGCAAACCAATCTCTTAACTTAGGATTGTCTGCTACTCTATCCATACCACTCAATAGAGGTATGCAACGTAAGTGTAAGGAAGCAGCAATAGCACAGATAAACATGCAGACTCAATTGACTGCTAACAAGAGATTAGACTTCGAGATCGCACGTCTCAAAAACTGTGGAGAGCTCAAGAAGGCTGGAATATTTTTCCATCCAGCATCACCATACCATGCTGTATGTGCTGATGTAGTAGTAACTAATCCAGGTGGTCAGCTAGTACCTCATACTCATAAACTACCTCAACCTAACTTTGAGGATTCTTCTTCTGAGACTCCTTCTTCTGATTCTCAATCTTCTTCTCTTCCTTCTTCCGAGCTTTCTCCTTCTTCGCATGATTCTTCGCAAAAGGGATCGGAAGTAGACCTTTCTTCACTCGATACTCGTTCGTCCTCAGTTCTTCCTGAGTCGGACGATAAGGGGTTTTTCCAAGGACTGAGTTCACTTTTCCGATCACCTTCTTCACAGCA